CCTTAGAAGCTTTTTCTACAGCTTCTTTCTCATCTTGTAGCTGCTTTACCAGTCTATTCATAAACCAAGTTCTGAGGCCTACAGGGAGGTTATATGCCTCTATAAACGACCAGTTTCCAGAGTATTGCAGAAAGAAAAACTGCTCATACACATTCTCCATATATTCAGGAGTCAGGCCAAAAAAAGTCCGCTGTCATCGGCACCTCCATGTCTTGGGTGTATTCGCAAGACGGGCACTCAAATGTTTGTGATGTATCTATGTTAGGATTGGCTAACTTATATGCAGACCGAAGATGTCTGGAATCCATTGTAGGCATTCTTTCGACAAGCATATTGATAGAATCAGAGTCTTGAAGACCAGCAACCGAGACAATCATTGTCTGTAATTGTCTGCTTATGTTATGTTCTCCGTCTCTAGACTTTTGATCTTTCTCCATGCCTTTGACAATACTCTTCTCGTCATGGCCATTCATAAGTCTAAACTCTACATCAATCCCAAGAACAGGAAGTGTAACCATAAAGGTTCCTTTATCTGTTGTCTTTACATTTAAGCTTGAAGCATCTTCACCGTAATAAACGTTATCAAGGTCAAGAGTAAAGTTAAACTTAGAAGTTTCTGAACATGATGGACAAGTAACAGAAGTCTTATAGTCTGCGCCATATGCAGCTACTCTCGTAGCCATAATTATTGCATTACGATCTCCTGTGAGAAGAGTGTTGGCATCAATCCGTGTATCAAGAATAATGTTCTTTAGTACTCTGTCGATAGCAATACCCTTCTTAAGAAGAGAACGAGAGGTAAGAATGTCTTCCTCTTTGGCAGTCATGTGCTTAATCTCTATTGTCTCTTGACCATGTAAGGGGTGGTTCGGAGGATAGAAAAGTCCACGACTGGGTAGCTCCACATGCTCTGTAGGAGTAACAAATGATAGTTTTTCCGCAAGTTGCTCTGCCGTCATTTTACCAGCAGGGGAGGGAGAGCCGGATGCTCCGACTCTATCCATGTTATTTCTCAAGTGTCACCTCAATATTGTGAGAAAATTAGTTTAAGAAGAGAAGAAAGTAGTACCACCTTTCACTTCAAGTTTAGCAAAGTCATAAGCCATGGAAAGCTTATAAGTTGTCAGTTCATCATTACCATAAGCAATGGTGTCACCATAAGTGATTCCCTTACAAAAGCCATTCTTAAGTGTCCATGTCTCTAAGGCGGTGCCAGCAGCATCAAATTGAGTAATTACAACATCACCTAAAGCACTTACAGCTTGGCCTTTTGACACAGTTGCCATAGCAGCGGTTCCAGAACCAGGGTCTGTCGGCGCTTGATATCCAGAATCAGTCCACAATTGAGATAAAAGAGCAGCAGCATGTGGATCTTGTGGATCTACCACTGTTAGTTCAATATCGTTCCAAGTAACAGTTCCAGGGAACTTAAACTTGTGGTTTAAGTACGAATGTTCTGCGACGTTTACGGTGAAAGAGGGCTTGCTTACCTCTTTTGCCCACCAAATTATATTACCACTATCAACATTAGTTAGTTGAACAGAGAATCTAAAATTTCTCTTTGGATCCATATCGGTTCCTCTGTAGGTTTCACTCCAGAATGGCATTGTTTGTGTTTCTCCTATTTACAAATTAATTAGTCTATTCTGCAAAAGATGCACCACTTGAAGCGATAACAAAGTCGATTGCAATAAATTCGATTGCTCTAGCAGGCTTGACTAAGACCTTTGCGTAGAGAATGTTCTGGTCAATTAGATCAGATGTGGTTGTAGTCTCATCAAGAACCAACTGGTACTCGGTTATACCAAGACCTGCTTGAGCAGAGTTTAAGATTGGATCAACGGCTGCCTTGAATCTGTTCCAAGTTGCTTGTACATTCTGATCGAATAGTACAGTGTTGGCTGCGGTAGAGATTGCCTTCTTAAGGAAGATGGCAAGTCTACGAACATTGATACGGTCAAGTGCACTTGACTTCTGCTGTAGTGTCTTCTGACCGAAGGCCACAATGGTATCGCCAGTAAAGCGAGCAATTGGGTTGATTCGGTTCTCGTAGAGTGTGTCTCTATCCTTAGAAAGTAGGTGCTGTGAAGTAGCAACGACTGGGACACCAGCGGCACCATCACTTAGACCTGCTCTATTGAAGCCTGCTGGGGCAAACCAAACTGCGCCAGTCTCAGCCTCGGAGTTGGCAAATACACCAAGCATTGCTACAGAAGGTGGAACCCACACTTGTCTTGAAGTAGCAGTGTCAAGAATCTTGACCCATGGGTAGTAAGCACAACCATAGCTGCTATCAATCTCTCTATCAATCATATTAGTTCTAGCAGAAGCTACAGTCCCGTTTCTGTTAGAAGGGTTGATATAAGTGCTTCCTTCTGAAGCTGGGAAATAAACTCCGTCAAGATCGATAATGGCAAGAGCATCGCCTCTCTCTTCACAGACGTTAATTAATTTTTCAGTTAATGTTCTCTGAGTAATTCCTGGCATTACTACAACGTTGGTGTCGTGTACTTCTGCATCGGCAATTGTATCAATCGCGACATCTACTGAGTTGTACGCTGCACTGTTCTTTGCAGTAGCAGTGCTATTTGGCATTGTGCTGTTTCTAAGCGGCTCAGTCTCAGTGATATCGAATCCGTCAAAACCACCGTGCAAGTAGGTCATAAACTTATCGTAACCTTCGTTAAGAACCTGCTCGTATGAAGAGGAGGCAGCAGTTAGTGAGGTACCTGCTCTTCTTGAACCAGATAGATAGGTACCTTCACCACCATCCATTTTAATATCGTCAAGAGAGAATACCCAAGATGGATGCATTGTATCATCGTCGGTTCCAAGTCCGACTGGTCTCACAGTAAGATAGTCAGCATACCCTCTTAGTCTCTTACCGTCAGTACCGTATTGAACAGCGCCGAAGAATGCATCAGTAGCAACTCTTGGCTTATAGCGGCCAGAGCCTTCAGAAGCGTTGGCTCTTAGTGGAACAGTTGGGAATTTAATAGAGCCAGAAAATGGCTTGGCCCCTGTGCTGTCACCAACTGCAAACAAGAAACTATCTCTGTTTGGTATAATCGCAACGCTTGGAGCACCTGGGAGAGAAGCACCGCCAGTAACAACCAAATCGGCAACTACTGCTCTATTGGTAGAAGAATGTGCCTCTGAGACAGTTCCAGAAAGAGAAAATGTTGATGAATCTCTTTGTACTGGAGGTCCAAAAACACCGAATGGTAGAGATTCTTTGTTTGCAAGAGTGCCTTGACGAACAGAGTCATTTAGTTCAACTCTGACATATTGTGAGCGATTTTGATATTCACCAGATGCAGTCCACACCTTTCTGTCATAATCGAAACTATAGACCATATCTCCAATCATCTTAGCGATAAAGTTAGGAGATGCAGGGTTAAGATTTAGATTATCAAATCTTTCAAGCACACCAACATTGCTATTAGGCTTTGGTGGGACAACACTGCTTCTAACAACAACAGAGAATGAGCCATAAGGGTCAGCATCAGAAACACTCTTCTTGATTCTCTCAATAGAAATCATGGCTTCTTTCTGGAGAGATTCACCGTTTCTTAGACCAACAAGCTTAAATAGCTTCTGCATATCCTGTGGTGCATAAGATGCATATGGACCAGTATCCTGACTAATAAACCAACCAGTCTCAGCGTCTTGGTGCTCTCTTTGGAAATCGTGATAACCAACAGAACCGCTCTTTAGTCTAAGCAATACTGAATGGGTTTTATCAGCACCAGTTTTAGCACCAGTTCCTACGATTGAGGCAACAGCATCATCAAAAGTCTCACCTAGCCAATAATACTTTAAATCTGAGCTAGAATAAAGTGCTGCATTTATAAGTTCTGGATTGGTGTTAAATCTTTTTCTTATGTAGTTTGGTGAGGTTGGATCAAAGTTAAACGATGCTTCGTCTAGTTTTGTATCATCTCCAACTCTACCAGTGCCTTCTCTATAGATTTGAACCTTTGTTGGAAAGTAGGATGGCGTCTCTGCCGCTGGCTCTAGTAGAAGGCCAGAAGAAGCAGTTGCCACGCCAACTGAACCAGTTCGTAAAGTGTTTCCTGATATTACAGGGTAAGAACCAGAGCAGTAAAAAATGGCTGCAAGTGTACCATCAGCAGAAGAGCCAACGGATTTAGACTGAAACATAAAGAGACCGAAAGCACCACCAGTGCCAGTTGCATCACCGTCAGGAACAGACCAGCCAGCCTTACCAGCAGCAGTTGCATTAGGGTTTTCCTTACCAAGGACTCTTACAAAGTTAACTGGAGTTCCACTACCCTGAGCGGCTCTTAGGTGTGCCTTGACGGCATATCCGCCGTACATAGGGCCAGTGTGTTTGTTTCCTCTAGAAATATCACTTTCGACTGCTCCTGGCTCTGGTTGTCCATATAGACTAACAAACTGTTCGAATGATTCAATTCTTGTTGGGATGAATGCTGGACCTTTTCTTGAGCGTCCGATAACAGTAGGGCCTATTGCCGCTGCTGCTTGTGGTATTTCTGATTCATCAATCTCGCTGATGAATACACCTGGGGAGACAAATTTAAATGTTCTTTCTGCCATTGTTTAAACTCCATTCTGAAAGATTTCAAAGTAAGTAGTACTGTACGAAATCAAAAGCAATAAAACTGTTACTGGTAAATAGTAGATTCGGAAGGGAAATAATAGCGAGACACAGTTTCTTTCTTTTCAATTAAGTTTTTGTTATCATTTTCCCCTTCACCTACCAAAGGAGCGATAACTTTTATTGTTATTTCTGTTTTAAACTTTCTCTCTTCTTCAGAAAGATTAGATACATTATTTTCTTGTGAAAAGTTCTGATCTATGAATGCCTCATAAAGATGGCCGTTCCTTCTCATAATAAAAGAATTAATTTGCCCTGTTCTTGTCATAAATGGCTGAACAAGGCTGTTCATTTGTTGAATATATTCTGTCATCAATGTAATCTTATAGTCAATGTTCACATAGATGGGGATGGGCGCAGTAAAGATTTCGTAAATTACCTCTTTTGTCGCCCTTCTATTATAGGGATCGCTAGCAATTTTTTGCGTTCCGCCTCTTTTTTGCGAAATAGCATTAGAAAGGTTGGAGGTTTTATTTTTTTTAATTCTTCTAAAGACCTCTCTTCTTCCGACATTTCCTGTTGAATCGTCAGAGTAATAATGAGCCTGAAATCCGCCTTTTCTATTCGGATCTTTTACTACAGAAGATCTATCAATCGTAACAATTGGCAAAATAAGTTTTTCATCTTGGTCTCTAATCTCTAAATCATTTTTTATTTGAAAGCTTCTTTCATTTGTGAGATAGATAACGGGAACTTTAGTTTGATTGACGCCGCCTTCTTTATAAAAAAGATTAAATCGTTCGTTGATATAATCATACATCGCAGTATCAACGTCTTCAAGGTCAGATTTGTACATCACAGGTGGATTAGCCATTAAAAAGTCCCTTTCTTGTCTTCTTACATAGAGCTTTAACCTCAAAGTCGTGATCAACTTGACCAAAAAGCTTCTGTGGTTCTTCTAGTTTTACAATTTCATAGTAGATCTCGCCGTAAAGAACAAAGTCTCCAATCCTAACAAAAAGATTTTGATCATCGACCAGTCTTCGTCTATGAAAACTTACAGTGATTGAGTTTTCTTTGTCAATTCCTATCCCGTCAAGGTAGCTAGTTGAGTACGAGGTCCACTCAACAAGTGCATAGATACGAATTGGGGCTAAATAGTTCTTTGTCTGAGCTTCACCATAGATAGGGTGATAGTCAGTTGTCTCAAGGTCAATAGGATAATAAAGGATCTGCTGGCCAATAATGTTTTCTATTAGTTCATCATTGACTTGTTTAACTAAATTACGCTCTTTTTCTCCAAGAAACAGTGGAGGTGGAGGACTAGTAGGTCTTGACCATTCGTTATCTGACATTTATTACCCCACAAATATTGGATTTGGAATCTTGGCAAGAACATCAACAGAAGCGTCGATACGCTCTTTGTCTGCCTTAGCAAGTTCTTTGTATTCCATTGTTTTAAGCATTTCTATCAACTTGTCACGTAAGTTGCTTTGCTCTTCTTTTGCTTGAGAAAGAAGCTCATTAGCGTTTAGATTAACAGACTGGCCTGGAATTGGAATTGTAGCAAACTTACCTCTAATTTGACCTAGCATCTCTTTGGACAGGGCGAGAGCATATTTTCTAATCCACTGTTGGCCCATTGAGTTAATCTTATTAAATGGAATGTTAGCAAAAGGAAGTGTGTTGTAGTTGTTAACTCCCTTTACTCCAGAATCAAAACCATCTGAGTCGTCCCAGGCATTTTCTTGTATATAAAATCTAAACCAAATTCTAGGAAGATCGACACCAGAGAGATTATCATTAGAAGGAGTTGGGTACAGGGTTAATCTATTGTCTGTAATCTCATATGAATAGTGAGATGTTCTTGTATAAATCGAATCTTCATACATGATGGCTTGAAGCTTATTATGCCAAGATGGAATAATCTCAAAAGTAGAATCATCAGCATATTGGCCGTAAGTAGAAGCATTGCCAACAACACCTAGCCCACCATAGTAGCCATAAAATCTCCACATTGCTCTTGGTGATTTATAATAAACTTTGCTGATAATGATTCTTTTGTTATTAACAGATCCTGAGAAGGGGACAGCATTTCCTTTATCATCAACACCAGAAAGAGAGGCTGAGTTTACTATGTTTTGGAGATCATAGACTTGTTTATTTTTAACTGCTTTAAAAGAAGCAGAATAAATTCTTGTAATTCCACCAAAGCCAGCCTCTGTAGAAACTGCATCACCAATCCTTCTTGCTTGCGAAATTTGAAATTTAGGATACTTAAGAGAGACATCGGTACCTGCCGATAGTTCACCTTTGCTTGTAAATGAGCCAGTATCATTTCCTAAAGCATCAGAAAGTACGTTTGCTGCTTGGTGCGAGTTAATGATATTAGAATACTCAAGTACTGCTTCTTCATAAGCTGAATATACATTACCTACTGTAAGCTCGATATCTATAACATCTCCACCAAGCTTCTTATAGGTATAAGCAACTTGGTCGGCTGCACCGCTTAGGAACTCTCCAGAGCTTGAATAAACACCAAAGGGTAAAGTAGCTGCTACATCACCTGGAGAACCTGTTATAGGTAATATGATGGCACTTACTGTTGATGTTGGTGAAAGATTAGTGGGCATGAATGGCCTCCTGTTTACTTACTAAATAGTGGAGGCATAAGCAAAACCCCCGCAACAGCGGGGGGAAGTTTACTCACTATCTTTAGAAGTTCTTCGTCTTCTTCTTTTAGGCTTGGGTGCCTCTTCAACTACAGGTTCTTCTTCGATTGTCTCAGGCTCTGGTTGAGGAGCTAAAGCAGAAGGTTCTTCTACTACAACAGGCTCTGGAGCCACTACTTCTTCAACAACTGGCTCAACGACAACTGGAACTGGATCAGCTAGACCAACAGTCTTCATTGCTAGTCTAGCTTTTCTGGCTTCCACTCTGGCTCTTTTAGCTTTACGACCCATTTATAAATCCTAGATAGCGTCAGCTTTGACCATAGTAGAGGCACTTAGAGTTTGACCGCTAACATACCAATCAGTGCCATCACAATGAAACTCTAGGAAATCACCAACTGTAGCAGCACCAGCAGAACTATCTAGTGTTAGCTTGGATGTCGCATTGGTGACCTCAAACAAAGTGTTACCAGCGTTGATTGCTCCACCCATATCAACGCTATCACTACCGGTGGTTATGATTAGATCCTTGGTTGCCTCATTATCGGATGCGGTAGCGAGAACAATCCTGAAGTAATATCCTGCCTTTGGGGTTGGTAGCTTGATTGATACTGTGTATGTAGAAATATCTACAAAATAAACCTCACCTGTCTCAGCAGCCCCAATCTCTTTTGTATAAGCAGATGTGGTACCATCTGCTGATGGAGTGATAACCTCTGTTCTCATCTTAGAAGCGTTATAAGCCGCTCTTCCTACTTTAGCCATATTTTTATCTCCTTGTAAATATGATTAATTCTCGATGTACAACATCGTAATTCACTAATAAATAGTATTATATCTTCTTAAATACTTTTTGTAAACAAAAAACCCCCTGCCGAAGCAGGGGGCCAAGAGTCAGTATTGACTAGCTATCAGGAGCCAGACTCACCAAGCATACCACGAACGACGACTAGACCGTACATATCTGGACGAACCATCTTCTT